AACAATCCCCCCGCCCAGACTGCCTTGCTGGACAACTTCGACCAGCTGAGCAAAGAGGGCCAGACCAAGGCAATGGACTATGTAGAGGATCTGGTTCTCACCGGACGTTATAAAAAAGCTGCTGCGCATGGCGTGGCTGCAAAGGAAGCATAAAAAATAACCGCCTCGGTTTCCCGAAGCGGTTGCATTGTATATGGAGGAATATTATGTTCTCAGATTATGATCCACTCGATCACAGAGGGATTCTTTCCCCAGAAGATTCCCAGCAATATCTCGCTGAACTCAACGAACTCCAAAAAATCAGTGACACCTTTGAGCATACCCACGATGAAGATAAATTTTGGGCAATGTATAATCACGCTTCTTGTCTTTCCAGCGAACTGGTCTATTTCAAGGAATGTTTGAACTCCTGTCAGGCTGAACTTGAAGCTGAAAAAACTCACGCCCGGCAACTCGATGCCAGCCGTATCCATGGCGCTCTGATCTTCGCCAGCCTGTCCTTGGCCGCCTTCATTGCATTTGTTCTGCCATGTCCGCCTTCTATCGCTGTAGCCGGAATTGTTGGCATCTCTGTCCTTTCCTTCGTCCTCTGGATTGTAGCCTTTGGCATTGTACAGGCACTTTACAGCCACCACCCGGAAATGTACGAGATGCACGAAAAAGAGGACAAGACTGCTTTTGCCGCAGCACTTGCTACCCCGGTCATTCTTGCAGCCGCTTATCAGTTCATCAAATTTTTTGCACATAAATAATTCTGCCAGGCAGTCTGACGGAATTTAGAAGGAGAATTTTCATGTTACTTGATGTAATTTCTGTAATCATTTCCGGTGTTTGCGCCGTTGGTAGTTTCATCTCTTTTTTACTTGCGCAAAAAGAAAAGCGTGAGGCCAAGGAAAGTGAAGCTCAGGCCAAAATCTATGCAGAAAACGCCAATCAGGCTAACGTTACAATGAACCAGCTTTATCAAGAGCTTTTGAAAGATATTGCGCACCGCCGCAGTATTGAATCAAGAGATGCTCTCAAAAACGAAGTCATCTCCTTTATTGCATGCAATGCTCCTGTTAAAACCGCTCGCATTGCAGATCACATCAATTTAAGTAAAGATGAAACCTTCGATCTTCTTCATGAAATGACTTTTGTAGACCGAACCATCAGTTGTGCCGGGCGCTGCGCAAAAGAAAGAATTGACGACGTTTCCTGGACCAGACGTTCGTGATGCA